ATTCTTAGGAATAGACACAGCCATGCACCTGCTTCGTCCTGGGGCGAAGTGGGAAATCTCTAACAACGTATTCACACGTTGGGATGATCCGAGGCCTTGTCCGAGTATTGAAGAGGTCTATTGGGTGATAGACAAGATCAGAGAGTTTGAGGACAGCATCCCTACGATCTACACCAACGAACAACTCAAAGAGATGGGCATAGCCAAAGAGGAGTTCGAGCGTGCAGTTGCATAACTTATTCCCCATCCCTGTAGGCTTTGCTGAGCTAGGTCGTCCCTTGTCAGATGAGGAGTCGTTCTTCATCCGTGAGCTTGAGACAAGACCTAACATGGGCAATACAACAAGCACGAACAACTTTGTCTTGCGTGATCCAGCTTTAACATCCCTGCGCTCATTTATCGAGGATGCTGTCTCGGAATATTTCAAATCCACAGTCAATCCTAAGCACAACGTATCCTTAAGAGTCACGCAAAGCTGGTGCAATTACTCAGAACAAGGCCAGTACCACCACAAACACGCTCATCCTAATAGTTATATCTCAGGTGTGTTCTACGTCCAGACCAATCCTGATGATCGAATTTACTTCTACAAAGATGGCTGGCAGCAGATCAAGTTCCCGCCGGAACAGTGGAACCCGTATAACAGTGAAAGCTGGTGGTTTGAGGCTTATGCAGGCAGATTGATTCTCTTTCCTTCGTCACTGACTCACATGGTTCCTGAAGTAAAAGGCGAGGACACAAGAATTTCACTCAGTTTTAATACCTTCCCTGTTGGTGTCGTTGGGGAAGAGATGGATTTAACAGGACTTAGGCTGGAGGCGTAATGGCTCACTTCGCAAAAATTGATGAAAACAACATCGTCACGCAGGTTGTCGTTGTTGATAACAAGGACACAGCAGACGCTAGCGGTGTTGAGAAAGAACATATTGGCGCTGCACATTTAGAAAAAATTTTAGGTGGAACGTGGAAGCAGACAAGCTACAACGGCAACATGCGTAAGAACTACGCAGGGATTGGTTACACCTACCGAGAAGATATTGATGCGTTTGTTCCTCCGAAACCCTTTGCTAGCTGGCTTCTAAACGCCAATGCACAATGGGAAGCTCCGGTAGCGATGCCTACGGATGGCAAGATGTATTCGTGGGATGAAGAAGCGATTGCTTGGGTAGAACAACCTGGGATGACAGCAAATGGCTAATACGCTTAACGCAACGGCTGGTGTTGGTCTTGTTGCAACTAGTGACAACACAAACATCCTTACGTTGCAAACCAATGGAACTAATGCCCTAACGGTTGATGCCTCTCAGAATGTATCTTTCTCTAACACACTAGCTCTAGGCGTGTCTGGGACGGTAGTGCAAGCCACGTTATCAGCGGCAGCAGAGAAGGTTACGATCTCTGCAACAGCAGCAACAGGTACGATCAACTATGACGTAGGCACGCAGTCGATTCTGTACTACACGAGCAATGCTTCTGCTAACTGGACGGTTAACTTTCGTGCTTCTAGTAGCACAACGCTCAACGCCATTATGTCTACGGGCCAGAGCATGACTGTAACGTTCCTAGTTACGCAAGGTTCAACGGCTTATTACAACTCGGCGGTTACTGTAGACGGAACAAGCGTTACACCTAAATGGTCTGGTGGAACAGCTCCATCAGCAGGAAATGCTAATAGCGTGGATGTCTATAGCTACACGCTTGTAAAGACCGGAACTGGTTCGTTTACAGTCTTTGCTTCTCAGACAAGGTTTGCGTAATGCCAATCCTATCTGCTTTTGGTGCTGCATCAGCAAGAGGCTTTAACCCTCAATCGTTAGCTCCTATTGTGGAAGGCGAATACTCTTATTCTTTTAACGGAACAAACGAATACTTGTGGGTTGATAATAACAATGCCCTTGCGCCTGGAAGCCAGTGGGTCGTTGAGATGTTTATCAATGTTTCATCTCTGCCATCAGAAGACAAGACACTGTTTAATGTTGGTTTGGAACAAGAAACTTACATCTTAGGTACATTTGAGATTTTGCTTGCCACAGATGGGACGATCAAGTTACGCAGGAGCACCTTAAGCTCTTTCCAGACATTGACAACATCAAACAGCGTTACGACTAACACTTGGGCCTACATTGCCGTAAGCGGTGGAACATCTTCTGCTGACAACGGTGTAAAGATGTGGATTAACGGAACAGAGGGATACAGCGACACAACTTTCCGTAACTGGAGAAGCACGCTTTCTACAGATGTCTTCATTGGAAGAAACAACTCTACTTCGCCCAAGTATTTTGGAGGAAGAATTTCTAACTTAAGGTATCGAACAGGTGTTGCGATAACAACGGCTCCTGTCCCCACATCTCCGCTTACTAACGTTTCAAATACGAAACTATTGACTTGCCAATCTTCTACAATTGTAGACAACTCTACGGCTAACAGCGGAGGCCCGTGGACGATCAATGATGTCAATTCGGTTGGTATATCGCCTACCAGCCCGTTCTACCCATGAGGTTGTCATGTCGCCGGAACAAAAGTCTGATGTCATCACAGAAGCCGTAAAAGCAGCGCCTCCCATAGCCATAACCACGGCTGTTACTGTTGGTGGATTAACACTGAATGAATGGGTTGCACTTGCCACGTTGTTATATATTGTGCTTCAATCCGGTTGGCTTGTCTGGAAGTGGTATCACGCGATAAAAGACAAGAAGAATGAAAACGCTCCCTCAGATAGTTAAAGTAGTTTGGGAAGATGCAGCGCATGACACTTTAGGATGGGGTGAGAGCCTCGAAAAAGCCGCCGAGTTTCAGGTTCCGCTCATAACGTCGATTGGGTTTTTGGTTGCAGATAATGAGCGTGGCCTGAAGATTTGTCAGTCCGTTACGGATGACGCAATAGCTCAATCGCTAGTGATCCCACGAAAGATGATCCAAAGCGTCGAGCACTGGGGGCTCCATGGTTCACAACGCAAGATGCACCGACGATGAATTTATCGCACTATTTAGAGAGCTAAAAAGCCCTGCTGCGGTTGCAAGAGCTCTTAAAACTTCACAACGCAGCGTCTACTCTAGGCGCAGGTCTATCGAATCTCGTTATGGCTTGTTCTTAGATTCAGAGACCACTCTCACTATCCCAGAAAACGCTAGGCGGTCCCATTTAACCGTGGATGGTTACGTCTTGGTTTTTAGTGACGCGCACTTTATGCCTGGCGAACCCTCCGTGGGGTTCAATGCGCTTCTTAAAGTTATCAAGATGCTCAAGCCCAAAGCGATTATTGCTAACGGCGACATTTTGGATGGTGGGTCAATTAGCCGATTCGGCCCTATGGACTGGACTCCTGTTGTAAGCCTCAGAGATGAACTCGAAGCGGTCCAGTGGCACATGGACAAAATCGTTAAGGCTTGCAAGGGTCTAGGGACATTCCTTCATCGAACAACCGGAAACCATGACGTACGGTTTGATAGGCGTTTAGCAGGCCAGGTTCCTGAGTTCAGGGGTATCGGTGGAACAACCCTAAAGGACCACATTCCAGAGTGGACGGTCTCTTGGTCGGTGATGGTCAACGAAGTTTGTATGGTTAAGCACAGACTCCAACACGGGGGTATCCATTCCGGATATAACAATGTCCTGAAAGCTGGCATCTCTACCGTCTCGGGGCATACCCACCTCTTGGAAGTCAAGGGTTGGGGTGACTACACCGGTCGTCGATACGGCATTTCCACCGGTATGCTTGCAGATCCTGGTAGCGATCAGTTTGCTTACATCGAGGATAATCCCGTCCCTTGGTGTCAGGGCTTTGCGGTCCTAAAATTCCAAAACGGCAGGCTGCTTCCTCCAGAGCTATGTGAGGTGATAGATGGAACCGCTTATTTCAGGGGCGAGGCAATTGGCTAACTTCGAGTCAGCTTTCAACAAGATGATCGAAGACGAGGGCGGTTACGTTCTCCATGAGGTTCCTGGTGATCGGGGTGGGATGACCTACGCGGGTATTGCTCGCAAGATGAATCCTCAGTGGGAGGGTTGGCAGCACATCGACTACACAGAAACACCTCCTACTCAGATGGTCCGAGACTTCTACAAAACAAATTTTTGGAACAAGATAAGAGGCGACGAAATCGAGTCAGACGTAATCGCTTCTTCTATCTTTAACTTTGCAGTCAACACGGGCGTTTCTGTCGCTTCTAAACTAGCCCAGATATGCGTCAAAACCGCTCCAGACGGTTCTATTGGACCCAAGACTGTACAAGCACTCAACCAAGCCAATCCTGAGCTATTTGTAGCCTACTACGCGCTTGCAAAGATCGCTCGTTATCGTGACATCGTGACCAGAGACAGAAGCCAGATGAAGTTCTTATTAGGTTGGCTAAATCGGACGTTGAAATTATGAACTTCTTAGGCATAGGGTCGGTGATCGAGTCGGTCGGTAAGGTCGCATCGGACCTGATAACGACCGATAAAGAGCGGATGCAGTTAGAGCTCGAAGCTAAACGCATCGATCAGGCTATTGATCTCGGTCAAATGGAAGTCAACAAGGTCGAGGCTGCGAACCAAAACTTATTCGTTGCTGGTTGGAGGCCTGCTATCGGTTGGGTTGGTGCGGGTGCAATGTTTTACCAGTTCCTTCTCTATCCTCTTCTCGTCTGGGCATGGACCTGGTTGCAGGCTGATGGTTATGTACCCAAAGAAGTATCGCCGCCTCCTATGCTCGATACGGAGGCTTTATGGGTTATTTTGAGCGGGATGTTAGGGATTGCTGGGATGAGGTCTTTCGAGAAAAGTCGCGGTGTTGCGCGGTAACTTCATCCCTTACCATTTGCCCTATCTTGTCTCCGTGGACACGATCTATCTTCTCGATGATCGGAAGTCTTTTGGTCTTAGGAAGTCTTAGGATCATCTTCGCCCAGTCCTGAACGACAAACGGCAACGCTTTCTCATACGCTGCCGCGATCTCCTCAACGTCCGAAGATTTAACTCGCTTGATAAGGTTGATCCACGATGCCACGGATCGACCATTCCTTAAAGGCCTTGTGTTTAGCCATTGTTTCCTCGCACTCGGTGCTTGGTGGCCTCCATCCGTATTCCCTCCATATTTCCTCGACGGGTCGAAACTTCTCGTTCCTGGTTTGATTTTTGATTAGCTCTCTCCAGTTCATAAGCGATCCTTCGGCCACGCATGGACAGCAGACGCATAAGGAGTGCCTGGGCGTGGCGCATGATAGAACCTCCGCTTTTCAAAGTCCTTCTCTTTCCAAAACGCACTAGGATTCTCGCTCTCAATGGTCCTGATCGCTTTATCAAGCGCAGGAGAATCATCGGTTATGAGCTTAGGTCTAACAATATAAGCCTGCCTCAACAGGCTTTGGTGTTTGCTTAGGTGCATGTTTGTCTCCTCAGAACGGTATGTCTTCGTCGTCATTTTTTACGGGTCTTGAATCTCCGTCTTTCTGTTGGAACTTCAACCCCAGATACTTTCCATCAGATCCCTCGTTGACCCAACCTGATACCCAGTAGTCAATCCCTCCGATAGTCGCTGACCCTCTGTAATCAGGGTGAGCGTCTTTTTCTTTTTTCTTGTTCTTGCTAATACTTCCGGTTAGTTCTTTTGGCATAAAGATTTCTCCATTTCTGATACCTCGGCTAGAAAGTTCGTGAGTTGTAGCTCAATGATCTTGAACTCCTCTGGCTTCGGTTCGTATCTAACAATGAATAACTGCAAGTGATCGGGAAGCCTTGGGTCGAAGCTAACAAAGTCGCACCATGTCCTGTTTGTCACGAGCATTTGAGTGAGCATTTGAGACTTGTACTTAGTCGGAACCTCCTTTGCTAGTAGATAATCAACGTGAGTGTTGCTGTTGGGACACTTGATCTCGATCAGACCTGAGCCTACAAACCCATCAGGAGAGGCTCCAAGCCATTCTATGCTCTTATGCTTGTGAAAGCCTGTCTGCTCCACAAGCTGGCCTGTATGCTGCTCATAAGCGACTCTAGCGATAGGTTCTTGCTCTGTGCCCCACTGCATGGCAGCGTTCGTGAAAGAATCGCCCTGTAAGCCGGTTAAACGCTCTGTGACGAGCTGGATTGCGTAGTTCCTACGTGTAGCCGTACCTTGCTTCGCAATCGCGTCTGAAGCCCTAGAAGCCGTTACATGACCCAATCTTGCCTTAAACCATTCGTCAGTTCTTTGCATTTTGCACCTTTAACCATCCTCGTTCGATCATTGCTTGCATCGTGTTGATATACGCCTGGTTCCAGAAGTCTCGACGTTCTTCACGAGACATGTCTTTTCCTTGATCCAAGTATGTGTGACAACGAAAGCACAGGGATGCTACTAAAGCATCAGATACCTTGATGCCCATGCCTTTTCCTTGATTTCTATGTGCAGCGACAACCGTTCCATCTTCTGCAAAACATGACCCACATGGGATATGCCTGCAAGCCTCAAGCAGCTTTTTGTTTATGTACATTGATCTTCCTCAAGTCTAGTTCAGCGTCTTTCATCTCATCCGTCCAGATAAGTCCCTTTTCTAGCGCGTACTGCAAAAGTTGCTCCACAAGATCAGAGAACTCAGAGACCGTAAGAGAAGCGGTGCTCGGTTCTATCTCCTTCACCTGGCCTCCAGGTAGGTCTACGATCCGCGTGGGTAGAAATCGAGTTTTCGCCCATTCGTGCCAGATGTCTTGTGTGTACTCTTGGTTCATAAGTTGCTCAGAACACGCAGTTAGGATCGCCCAATAAAACCGATTCTGAGCCGCTGTTCTGGGAGGTTTGGTAATAGTTACCATGTAACCTAATTCAGCGCCTTGTAGAGCCTCTACAGCCCTCCTGCGGTCATTCTCAGTCGTTAAAATCAGTCGCATTGAGCCTCCACCAGTTGTAATTTGCTCTGAAAGCCCTTCTTGCCATGTCTGGAAACCTATCGTGGTGATCCGAGAACATCGCCTCCAAGAGTCTCCTTCTAAACACCGGACCGTTTACGTCGAGCCACATCAGCCAAGAATCGAGATCAGCTTCCTTGCCGTTGCCGATTAAAAACCTCATCGCGGTTATTGACTCGGTGCTTGGCTTTTTGTTGTACGGAGCGCGGCACGCATCTTCTACTGCCAGGTTGATGACCGACCACAAGAGTTTCTTGCAGCGGTCAGTCTGGATGTCGTCGATCAAACCCTCTTCAAATCGGTCTAGGTTCATTTGACTTCCGTAAGTGCTTTCTTCTTGGCTTCGTAAACAGCGACGAGTTCTTTGATTTCTGGCTTGTCTTTCATAGCCTTGTATGCCGGAGAGAACTCAGCTTTGAGCGCGTCTAGCGACTCTGCTGCTTCGAGTTTTGTTTTGTACATCTCTAGCTCATCGACTTTTTCTTCGCTAGGAATATCCTCTCCAGCATAGATATACAAACCGATGCCATGCAAAGCGATTGCCTTAGCTAAACACCTTTGCATAGCCGTATTGACTGCAAAAGCATCAGGATTAGAGATCGCCTTGTTTCTGTGGTCCATAACCGGAAGTTGTGCAGTGCGAGAAACCCCAAATGCTTTGACCTCGCAGAACACCATGACCGTCTCGTTCCACATTTGGTGAGGCTTGTACTCCCAGGTAGCACTCGGATCGTTGAGCAAAAGTTGTTCTACAGCCCATGCCCAGGATAGATACGAGAGGTTGTTTTTCTTCTCGATCTTGCTGTTGACGTTGATTTTGTTTAACTCAGCGAATTTCATATTTAGCTCCTTTACTTTATGAACAGGAAGAGCAGCGTTCCGTAGAATATTCCCAATAGCGTGCATAAGATCCAATCACTCCTCGTCGGTTTCCACTTCTCCAAGTTCGTACTCCTGTTGTTCCAACTGTTGTTGGTAGTCATTCTGTTCCCTCTCGCGGTCGTATTCGTAAAGTTTTCTGTCTAGCCAAGCATCGTAATCAACGCTCATGCAGCCTCCAGGTATTTGTTAAGTTCGTCTCTAAGTTGCGTTGCTTGTTCTTTGTTGAGATGTATAGATGCGTGCGCTTTCATATGCCAGATAGAAATCCAAATGTCTTGCTCGTAGTCACTGATACATAACTTTTCGTAATCTGTTGTTGCGATCTGTACGTCCATGTTGGCTCCTTGTTGTGATGGAGTAATCTTAGGCTTATCAACCCCATAAGACTGTCGCCGTAATGACAATCTCTGCCACTGACACCAAGAAAACACGCCGTTCGTCGGTTAGTCCTACTCAGAGGTCTCTAGCTTTACTAAGAGAGCGAGGTTATTTGTGTCAAATCGTCGAGCACTGGAACCCTTGGGCGCGTATCCGGCAAGACCTTTTCAGTATCGGAGACATACTTTGTCTCAGAGACGAAGAGACGCTGCTGGTGCAGACAACGAGCAGGGCCAATATCAACGCCAGGGTGAAGAAGATTGCAGAGTGCGAGCATCTTCCGGCTATCTTGAGGGCGGGGTGGAAGATCGAGGTCCACGGATGGGCTAAGCTAAAAGAGGGATGGGTTTGCAAAATAATAGAGCTATAATG